GGGCACCGGTTGAATACCTGATCAATCTATCGATCGCGAGCAGTAAATATGTAGGAAATATCGAAAGCCATGCTTAACCGCCTTGTGCTTTGATGGCGGCCTCTTCTTGTTCAGCTGCCTTATTCACAGTCGAAATCTGAAGTGACAACTCATCGATCGGTAGATTGATCAGGTATTCAACCGGTGCCCCTCCATTAGAAAATCTCGAAATCTTGTAGCAATCCAATAATAATCGCTGATAACTCGTTCCATGCGCTATCAGGTAATAAAATTTCCGATGTATTCCCCGCACAAGTTTTTGAAATCAGAAGGTGATAGCTTGTTAATCCAATTCCCATTTAATGGAGTGTCGTCATCGATCGATGCAATCCCGCAAGTCAGTAAAACCTTCATGTGAGCATAAAGCTTTTGCAAATCACCTTCGTTGCAGTACATGGCTATTACAGAAAGGAGTTGGCCGCTGTCGGATTTATTCGCATCATCTTTAGCTTTTTCCCTGGCCTCTTCGACATCTTCAGCTTTTATATCAATGCTCTCAGCTAGCTTTGCCATGGCGCGCATAGTGATCTCTTCAACCGGCGCCACCTTATCCAATTCCTTCATGGAGAAGGCAATCATGGTAATAAACTGTGCTTCTACACTCTGTCGCTTGGAATCCTGATAATTGAAATGATGTGCGAGATCGATCTGTACTTTCTTGAGTTCTTGCTCAGCCATTTTTACACCGCTGGATCAGATTGGAATTGAACTTCGAATTCAGTGTCATTGCCGAATGCGACTTCAGGCTTATTAGTCACTGAGGCATTGGCAAATGTTCTTTCGATGGATTGATCAACACCAAGCACAGTCTCAGTTCCTGTGAACGTCACGATATTGGTGTTTTTGAGTGACCCCCACTCTCGAGCAAGTTCAATATTATCAACGCCTGGATAGAGAGAAAATGAGCATGAACTAAATTGAGTTGCCTGGTCCTCGCTGAAATCTTGAACCGTTTCAGTGCCAGATACCGCGGCGCGAATGTTCTTTTCCGGCTGTCCTTCGTCATACTTAGCCGAATTAGGAACAATAGCTACCACCACACCATTGACTGTTACAACAGGATTTGAAATTGCCATCTAGGTTAAGCCTCCGGCTCTTCTGGATTTTCTGGGTTTTCTTCCTCTTCGCCTTCTCCGATCACGCCTTCAGCTACAGCGAAGACGATCTGAATAGCGCCGGAAAGCTCTCTGACCTGGGTCACAATTGGAGATTTAGCAGACCATGTTATTTTGCCGGTCTGGATATTAGCAGTTACTACTAAATTCTCCTTGAAGAATTGCAGGTTATTCTCGCCAGCTACAGTAAGATTGAAAAGCGGACCACTGAGTGTCACATACAATTCTATCAACTTGGCTGTAAAGAGCGTGACATTTACTGCTGGGCGTCCAGGTACTGGATCACCACCGGTTAATCTGCTCTGGCCATAAAATAACTTTAGATTACTGAAGTAGAATTCTCGAATATTGACAGAGGTGTCGAAAAAGTTCACAAACTTAAATGAATCATCCGGGAAGCCACCGAAAGTATTCCGAGTAGTGAGCTGTTCACCCAGAACCACCTGGTTCGCGTCAGGGTTATTGCCGACAACTGATATACCGACTGCTTTCAATGCAGTTATATCCAGCTTAGACCAGCCACGACCTGCTTTGATTACCTTTCTTGGGAAGACTGGAGTATTAGCCAGAGGTCTACTTGCCAGGGCCGGACCACCTACGGAATCGCTACCACTCTCGCCGACATTCAAGCTAGCGATAGCAGATCCCTCCGTCAGCTTGCGAGCTCTCAATGCTGCAGACTGTGATGCAACAATAGAGGCCATTTCCGCAGATGCAGCACCCTTCAGTGTAGCGGTGCTCTCTAATTTTTCACCGGTGTAATTGATAAAACTGTTCAGCGCGGCGCCGGCAGTCAGGTGATTCGACAGTGTATCGGTATCCCCGAAGTATCCCAGGCCATCAAGCACATCGTCGGAGACATTGAATCGATCATCCACTAAGGTTTCTAATTCGCTGGTATCGTCGGCCCATGCCCAGATGATTGTCTGGTATCGCTTATCCTCGATAACATCGAAAACGCCGGTGAATGTTGGGTCTGTAGCACCAGCAGTCATTGCAGTAAGGGCAAAGGTGACGCCGGCTACTGTACCTCGGACTTCTATGGGAATGTCATTACCTGGAGTGCCGCCGCTGACCGAGGTTATTACTACATCACCAGTAGTATTCACAGAAGTAACAGGAATAGTGGTATCTGCAACAATCGCCGCTACCAGTGCATCACCAATGACAGTAGCACTATCGCCGCTAGTAATCGGCACCGATAAAGTATGGGCTTGCTCAGAGACAATAATGACAGTCAGTTCACCAGTCGCCGTTGCTGTGCTACCAGTAAAATCGATTGCACCCGCCGCATCAGCTGCGCTACCGTCATCAGCCAGGAAAATAGCATCGAGTTGAGTATCTTCATTCACTGCACGAATAGCCCGTACTAACTCAGCGCCGATGGATGTTATATCAGCCAGAGTATTGGCATTCGCCTGAATATTCTCGTTCAGATCACCGTCGGTTGCAGTACCGGCCGAGCCCAGAGGCGCGACTAAGAGGATTTTTTGTGGTTGTTGCTGAACGCTAACAATGGCACCAGAGACGGTGACTGTGTTCTTAGGAAAATTTATCTGTGAACCTGTCATTTGTCACCTTCCGTTTTAGGCTTAGGGGTTTTAACGAATTCGACACAACTATCAATCTTAGAATCTTTTAATCGATCTCGCCAGAACCTGTCAATCGGTATCCCATCCTTGCACCGGATTTTGATTATCTGGCCGGCCGTATACCCAGGGAACCAGGCATTTAATTTTAATTGCTTCGTTACGATCTTAGCCATATTTAACTCGCTGGTTCGTCATCAAGATCAATCGTTGCTGTATAAGGCTCCTTGCCGGGAACATTCGTTAGCGTCAATGCAATATCCCTGAATGCTACATCAACTGGAACATTCTGCAAATCCTCTGTGCTGATATCTGTATGACTTTGAAATTCAACAACGTGCGTGTAGATGGCCGTATCATACTCTAATAAACCGTGACTGAGAAATTTTAGAGGTACCTTGGAAGGCCTAGCATAGTCGTTCGGCGGCACCCAACCGGCCAGAGATTGGATAATACTCTTCACAATGTCCTGCATGTCATCCATGGCACCGGCGGCTGTCAGATTATTTGTTACCTTTTGATACACAGTACAAGCCACATTTTCGAACATCTGTTGTCGATTATCACCAGAAGCACCGCCGGTGGACACGCCGTCGGTTAGTGTATTCCTGTCTCGATTTGCAGTGCCGCCCCCCAGAATTACAAACAACATCAACTGGCCACCTGTCAAATTATCAACATCACTCGACTCAAATACCTCATTAGCCCTAGACTGACTGATCGCAGAATGTATTCTCAGGCCCTTAATTACTCGCATGTTGGTGCCGGCGGCATTCTCCGGCAGCGCCTGGGTCAGCGTATAGGTGAAAGTCGTTACGCTTGGGGTACCGGTTACTTCTTGTAGGCCGTTATATCCGAACGGTAATCCAGGTTCTTCCAATATTGGGGAACCGGTAACGGTAGTCGGGCCGGAATCGGCTACAGTGAACGTGAATTTATTTCGGCTAGGGACACTCAATAGCGGAAAAGTGCCATTGAATTCGGCTTCTGTCGCGCCGTCCAGAATGACTTCGGTAAATGTTCCTTCGGTGAGATCATGGTTCTGGGTAGTAATAGCCGTGGCTACAGCCCCAGAGCGGGATATGCTGGTAATCCCTACAGCGGCATTGGCGCCCTGCACATACACCTTATCGCCTGTGGTAAGCCCATGGACCGCCGAGGTGGTAGCTGTAGCCACTAAGGCGGCTGGCACAATGGATAATATCGATAAATTATCACTGAATCTGCCAGTCAGTAAAGGCAGAATAGATTCTAATCTCTCTTCGACATCCAGTGCTTTCACTTCAATCTGGCCTTTAGATTCATCAAATATCGGTTTGTGGTGTTTCTCTCAACAGCATTCACGGTATTTAGAAGGCTGGGTCTGGGTTGGATATTCTTAGTCCCTCTCTCCAGGAATGCCGCATAGGGGGCGCCGCGGATACCGAATTCTAACTTATCAGATCCAGATAGCTGAAATCCTCTGCTCTTGCGCATTCTACCCGTGCGATTAGCAGCTGTCTGTCCCGGTGCTGATGCGCGATGTAGCCGGCGCCGGCCGGTTCTAGTGCGCCGTACGTAAAACCGCCCTGTCTTATCCTTGGCCAACATCTGCCTATTCAATTCATCGATGTGATCTTTGCCGATCTGAAAGTTAGCCTGGCGTAGAGCTCTTCGTGTTTCTCTCGGGGCATTCTTGATTGAATCAAATGCCCGCTTATTACCTCGGCCAGGCTCAAGCATTGGATGCCTCTTTGTCTTCGGCGCCTCTACGGGTGGCCATTAGTTCAATGAATTCGTGCCGCTCTTCTAGATCGGTCTGTCCAATAATACGGTATAGATTTGTTTCAAATCGAATCCAGTTTGCGCTGGATATTTCAGCATCAGGGAAGCGTATTGTGAATTTGTGCGTAACCTGCACTTCGCCATCTACTTCATCAACTATGAATAAGCTCCTCGGGGTTTCCACCATAGTCCGTGGAGAGAACACGGTTGTGAAAGTAGCGGAAGTTGCAACACCTACACCACTGCTTAGGCTTCGGGTCAGGATGTCAATCTGATCCCTCATATCGCCGATGCACACCTGGCGATGTTTTTGCTTGAGCTTTATGCACTTTGGCATTCGTTATCCTGATCTATTAATTTGAATCTATGATAGCAGCATTATTCTGTCATCAATTAAGGAGTCCTTCCTCTAATCCCTTCCATTTCGATTTTAGAGCTGATTTTACAACACCTACTTCGAAATTTGTCAAACCTCTGTTATAGATGACCAACTCTCCCATTGCTCCACCCACTGTAAAAATACCGCCTAATTCCGCCAATATTGTCGCATAGTCCCAATCTTCAGCGCCCGGATCTCCTGTATCGATACCAACGCCATCAACCTCGTAGCTACTTGTATCGTCACCATTATGTCGGATGATATGCAGATGGAGGTTAGTGTCTGCAGGCCCAGCATTTAATCTTGATACACCCCCATTGAATACAAATCTGTTATCAGCGGTAATCTCTGTTGTCGGATTTTCACTCGCATTACTTAATCCAGCAGTGAAAAATTGTGGGATTCCTGTTAGCTGGTGCGTTTTTGCAACAAAAAATATTGTCATCTGAACCGCAAGGGTAACGCCAAGACTCGGTGTTAGGGCAGCACCCCCAATGGAATTAATAATCGGTAAACCAGAATTCTGAATGAATGTGTCCCCGTGCATCTGGTATATTTCGCCTGTAGTAGATGAGGCGAATGTATCACCAGTCCTGCCAGTTGAATACCCACCATTACGCGCATCGAAATTCACCTCCAGAATACTGTCTATTCCTCGAAAGATTTCAAGTCTTTCAATGGACCCCCGAAATCGGTCTGAAGTTCCTCCCTCTCGGGAACCAATTTCAACGGAGGATAGTGAAGGAAAAATGCCAGTCCTGGGCAGAAATACATCCCCGCCTAGTTGGGTCCACACAATACCGTCCTCAGAGGTAAAAAATCGGGTTACATTAGTGAGATTACGCCATGTGACTCGTAAACTGTGTTTGGTGCCAATAATAAATTCTGTTGGAACTGTGCTGGCGCCCAGAACTCCTATACTGCCGTTGTCGCTTAATAACAACTCAAGATTTCCCCCGACACCAATTCGAAATACATAGGCAAATTCCCCGGATATATCGAATTTAGAGACAAGAGTTTCATTAAGTACTGGCGACCAATTAACCGCCGTGACACCCAATACCCGAATATCAATGTCATTCGTAATCCTATTAGCAGGACTATCCGGGGTAGATATATAATCATTAACCGCGCCATAGAATAAAGCAGTCCCTGACTGATGTAGCACAAGACTCGTGGTAGAACCTATGACCGTAGTTAAATCAAACTGATTGTCCCCCGCATTATCCCAGCTAGTTACAAATCCAGCCGCATTGACTTTGACGCCAGTCTCATTGAGTAAAACCGTATAATCAAAAATAACAACCTGCGGTATGGGGGTTAATCGGCTTCTTGATATTCTAATCACTGCCGATGGTGTCTTGTTTGCTCCTGCGAGTGTGGGTGTTTCTGGGAATAGGCTGCCCGCATCAAATCCTGTATCATCTCGCCACATTTCCACTGTTAATGTTTGACCAGAAATAATATTTGAAGGAACTGTAAATTCTACGGGAAAGTTCGAATTAGCATTATCAAGTTTTGCTGAATGTGATCGCCCTGCTTGAACGCCATCAATCAATACCCTGAAGAAAAGCAATGAAAAAGCCCCAGCGCCTATACGCCCATACTGAAGAGTAATACTGATGACATATTGATCAGATTGGTTAAATTTAAGATTCCCTAATGCATCGATTTGTACAGGATCAGATGGCTCAAATTGTGCTGGCCCAAATTCTAATTGCAAAGGTAAATCTTTTCCGGTAGGCGATTGAATATTAAAACTTTCACCTAGAATCACACGCTCTTGAAAAGGCTTTTGTTCATATGTGCCAAAATACTGGCCGCCAATTATCCCGTTTATTGTTCCATTATTAATTATCGCTCCGCTGTCGTGTTCGAGAATAAAACAATTCAATACACTGTTAACACTGACAATAATATCACCGATAACACGCTGGGAAATGATGCTACAAGTAGCCCCAGTCTCTACACTTAAAGCTATATCACATTGCAAATGGTTTATTTCAATTTCAAGGCTGCCATTTTTAATAACATAACCGGTAGTGCCGATTACGGAGTTTTTAACAATGGAAGACACACTGCAAATACAAATATCGCTAAGATTCACTGGGTCATAGATCATGAAAGTGGAATTAGCACCATCCATAGAAACTGTATCAATATTGATATCTATAGGAGTGGGAGAGGTGGCAGTGATATTAATACCGATTGAATCATCAGCAATCAATGTCACTTGTTTAAATTCAACGAAGAGGTTGTCACAAGAACCAGTTATATTTAAGGCTTTGGCGCCCCCAGTGCCGAAGACATTAATTAAGCCGCATTCTAAAGAAACAAAACTTTGACTGTCTATATTGAATACAGTGCTCGCTGCTTGAGCATTTGATACAGAGGTTAAATTGCAACCCAGGAAAGACGCCATCTCAACCGCAACAACAGTATCTTCAGTGATTGATACGTTTTGGCCATTGAATTGAACAAAGTCAAATAGAGTGAATCCTGTTGGGAAACTTCCCCCCTGCGCTGATGATACTACGGCTAGGGCGTTACCAGCTGGAGGGGGGTCAAGAAGTTGAGTGGCATTAATCGCTTCCTGCATGGTGGGCTTTGGTCTTTCATATGAAGTCCCGTCGAATTTTGATTCACCAGTTTTTGAGAAGTAAAAGCCTCTTTCTTGGGGATCTATGCTGCCCTTCTGACTCATTTCTGCCACCACTGGCCACGGGCAACGTAGATAGTTACCTTAACCCCCGTAGTTACTATGTTCGGTGTTTCGATAGTTGCATTGCCAGTCAGGGTCACGGTCCCATCCGTTGCATCGATAGTGAGTTCCTTTACAGCTACTTCGATGTCCGGGACAATAACTGTCATAGCACCCCCGGCGCAGTTCAAAATGTCATTAGTGTTTAGTGCTTGGAATGGGCCTGGCGCATCAACTTCGATAATATTCATCGCACCCCGAATGGATGAAATCATTTCTTCTACTAAATTGTCCCCACCGGTTTCACTCATTACTGATCTATGACAACGAAAATATTATCTGTCATAGCCTGTGACCCTGATAGCCTGGCTCTTATCTTCATTGTTTGGGAGGAATAGTTTAGCTTTCTAGTGCCAGGTGCAGCGAATGTGCTGTTATCGAGGGTATCGAATCGATTGGCGACATCGGCAGAGGTAGCGGTCTCGAATGAGACTAACGCACCATCGAATTCATCGCCGCGGACAATCAATACGGCAGAGCCACCATTTAATTGAACAGAATCAGATACAATATCCTCACTCGCATTATCGATAAGTGTAGTGGCCATTTCACGTCCTTGGTATCTTGAACAAATCGTAGATCGATTTTACACCAGATAGCTCTGCAGCTTCATTACAATCGCCACGATTGGCATACCAGAATGCGACATGCTGCTTTATCGCTGTATCGATCGATTCACCACAGCGGAATTGTTCTGTAGTGAAAGTAATGGTTATCCCTTGCTCTCGATCATCGCCATCAGTGGGCCATTCCTTGTCTTCGTTGAGCAATATCTCAGATGTGAAATTGCCGAATTTTAAATAGTAGACATCTGCTGATACTTCTACATTCGATCCACTGACTAGATATTCCACCTTGTCGATAGTAGCTACCGGGCTACGCCGAACTTCTATTCTAATATCGAAACAATCCAGCAGGAGACTCCACTCATTATCGGTAAACTCTCTGCCGGTGTACTTCTGTCCCCACTCCGTGGCCGCACCTATCATCGATGTTATGAGCGCATCATCCGCATCTGGCGGGTCTTTCAGATACGATTTCATATCATCTAATGTTACAGGGTCGGCGCCGGCAGTGATGAGCTTATAGATGAACTGAGGTATAAACTGAGCGACCGCCTGATGTGTCAACTTTCAGATGCCTCTTTGTCACTCTTCGCAGGGTTCTTCTCGGATTTTTTCTTCGGTCCAGGTTTATCGGCTTTCTTCGGTCCAGGTTTGGCAACGGGTTTTTCAGTCACATGCTCGGCCATGCCGTAACCCACGGCGGCTTGTGCACACTGTGGAGATACATCACATATCTCATCTACCTCATGTTCGAACTGTTCTCCTGCTTTGCCAACATCAGCAAACGAGCCATTGCAGTTAAATTTGACTAATGCCATGGTAATTTCCAGTAATTATGAAATGAGTGTGAAAAAAAGCGGGACTAATCCAATGGAAAAGCCCCGCCGTTTTATTACTGCTCGGCGACAGGCGCTGAGTGAGGGTTACTTTGTACAGCGGTAGCGGTGAAGTTAGTACCGCCAGTGCTTGTACTAGCAGATACAAGGGACAGACGCTGGAAGCGCTTCTTACCGATAGAACCGACTCGCTTGACCTCATCGTCATCAGCAGCAACAAATCCTGTTAGCGAACCAAGGATATCTGCAGCAGCGACATCAGCGGCATCCGAAAGACCTGAGTCTTCGCCTTCCTCTAACTTAAACGCATACGTGCCATCAGTGATGGTGCCGGAAGTCACAAAGTATTCTAGTGACTCGAAACCCAGTGTATCGATAATGGCGCCGACTGTAGTGGTGTCAGTGGTAATATCCTGCACCGCCAGAGCCAATACGCCTTTTACATTACTATGAAGATCATATTCACTCACAGTATTATTCTCCTAATTTTATGAATTAAGGGGGCCGAAACCCCCGGCGTATTAAGCTGGTGTCTTCATCAGCAATATGGCTTCGACCAATGTTACCTGGCCATAGTTCCACCGCATGATCTCGAATTCCACGATAGCCTCTTTCTTTCGAGTAACTTCATCACGGATGAATCGGGTACCTGTGCGGTCGATAATGGTGTAGCCACGGAAGAAGTCGGCAAACGCGATGGGGAATGCGTCTGTAGCCTGATCCGGCATGTCATTGGCGATCACGTAGGGAGATCCGGCCAGGGTGTTGGCTACCACACCATTTAGGCCAGGCTGCCACAAGAACGAACCAGTAGTGGACTTGAAGGTACGGATAAATGCCAGTTCACGTCGATTCAGCATCCACATTGGGTTATAACCGGTTTTTAGCTCACCGGTCATGGTCAATAGGTCTGTGGCTGTATAAGTACTAGATCCCGATGCATCGAAGGCAGCAGCCTGTACTCTGGAATCAGTATTGAAGCCAGAAGGCTGTTTCACGCCAGTACCGAGGATGAACTTATTACCCTCTTTCTGGGCGAAGGACTCGGAAGCATCAGAGAAAATCTCAGACTCCATATCGAATGCGGAATCTTGCAACATATCCCAGGTGATGGGAACAGTTACAGCCAGCCTGAAAGGGGTCAGCGTTTCACTACCATATGCGCTAGTGTCCTCATCGCTCGTACCAGTCTCACCTTCGTAGTTAGCCTGTAAGATGCTGGTTCGGATGGGCATCATCAAAGACTTAGCGGCGATGGTACGAACACGGGCTACAGATCGGACAGGGCTAATCTCGGTGATTTTCTTCGTTATCTGGCTGTCCATCTCAACAGTAGTGAGATATCCACCAGCCACATCACTGTCAGTACGCAGTAATGCTTTTTCTTCAGCATCGATCCTTTCGCCGCCTTTGCATACCAGGTTATGAAGTGCTTTAAACTCGGGAGACTTTTTATAGTCATCATCGTTTACAGCCTTGCGGGACACTTCACCTTCGAGCATCTCGATCTGCTCTAGCATGGCTACTTCAGCGTTCTTGATATCGGCTAGTTTGGTGGTGATTTCCTGGTTAGCCGCCTCATAGGTATCAAGATGTTCATTGATAGCTTTTAGGGTAGCGGCATCAGGCATGTCTTTGAGTAGCTCTGATTTCATAGCTTCAAAGGCTGTCTTGATTTGAACGTCGATTTCTTGCTCTGCTGGTTCTGCCATGAGTTTTCTCCGGTAGCAGATTAAAATAACGCCGACTACAAGGTCGACACGTATTCTTCACCACTACTGGTATCCCGCCAGCAGAACTATCCCGGCATCCCACCGGAAGAGATTGGCCCCCGCTCTATGCGGGATTTTCGAATGTACTGATAAATGACTTTAAGCCATCAAGCAGCCTATTAGATTTGTCATTCTGGGTATTTTGATTGGGTTTGTCAACTTTCACCTGGCTGGCGATAGCCTTAGACTCCTTTTTACTGAAGCCATAGCACCGCAAAGCCTTCTCGACATTGCGAGTTGTGAGCTCT